TTTTAGTATAAGTTCCTTCATTGCTAACATAATGGCATAGGTCAGCTATAATATATAGACCTCCACTTTCCTTGTTTACTGTATCACTTTTTTCAGCATCTACAGAAAATATGTCAACAAAAATTACATCTCCTGCATGTAAACTAAAATCTCCAGCAATAGTTACTTCCATCATACCAGAAAAAAGTTGATTGTATCTACGAATAGATTGATTCAATGTTTTAATTGCTTTAAAATTATCCTCAGTATTCTTTTTTATTTGTTCTTCAGTATTACCACCAGGTAAAGTTCCACTGTCAACCACATATAAAGTTGTTCTAGAGAAATCATGTTTAACGGTATCAAATTTTTTATTAAATTTAGGAAGATCTTTTCCAGCTAATTCAACCTTCTTCTTAACCTGTTCGGCAGTTTGCTCTTCGACTTGATATTTACAATTATAAGTATCGAATAAAACTATTTTAGTTTTATACGCTCCCATACTCATCTTTGATTGAATATTAATTGTACTATCTGATTGATGATCTAATAATTTACCATCATAACCAGCAGGAATTCCTTTAATTCCATCAGGACTATTATTAAATACAAAAGATTTCTTTTTCTTTTGTTTAAATAATCCTTCAATAGATTTGAAACGATATCCATCGGAAGTTTCAAAGAAAAGAAACCCTGCACTATTACCATCACCATCTTCTGGAATACCCTGTTTAGATAAAAGGTTTAACATGTAAAAAGGTTTACGATTACCACCAATAAAATTATATTCATTGGTGGATGTTTCTATATCTAATTTCTTTTTAGTTTTTAATCTATTTTCAAATATTCGTTTAACATGCTCATCTACTTTTCCAGTTTCTCTACTTCTGCACCTAGATTCACCCATCTCATTACGGATATATTCTTCAGAAACTAATTCTAAACTAACAACATTCTTTTGACTATCCTCAAACAATGGCACTACAGTATTAACTATCATTTTGAGTTTTAATTTTTGATCATTATTATCCTCCATTTCTAATTTAAAATCTTCAGTTCCTACAAGAGGAAGGCCCTCTAACACAGATTTACTATCAACAGCATTACCAACATCAGAGTAAACAATATATGCTTTTACTGAGTCTTGTAATATGCTTTCGTGATAGGTTAATCTGATTATACCATTTACTAAACTAGCATTTTTTCCTGCGTCTACATTAGAGACTACTTCTGCTTTTGATATACTAGCTGGTGATGATTTTTTTGCTTCGTTAGACATAATACTATTTACCCGCGTACATAGAGAGAGCTACACCATCTATGGTTCTCTTGACAGATCTTGTTCTCATTCCACTACCTCTTCTATTAGTTGGATTACCTATACCACCACCACCTCCACCTTGAGGAAGTGGAATAAAGACTGCATTACCCTCACCACTTTCATAAGTAGTCTCTGATGATACTTCTTCGGCATTTTTTCCATTTACATTATTCTGTTCTTTAGAGACTTTGACATCAGATGTTTCGCTACCACCACCGTCTTCTTTAATACTACTACCTTCTTTTTCTCCACCAAAGAATGACTTAACAAGAAGAGGAACCATTGCAAGCGGATTATATAATTGAAGAAGATTGGGTATTGTATCTCCTATACCTGGTAATTTTACTTGAACTCCAAGAACTTTAGGTAATTTAACCATGTATTGTTCCTTAAAGTTATTAATAAAATTAACAAATCCACTCTTAAAGAAATTAAATACTGCCTTGCCACCTTTGAAAATAGTCTTGAAAGTATCTTTTAGTTTCTGTCCTACCGCATCGATACCACCACCCATTATCAATTCATATAATAAATCACCAACAAACACACCAATGGTCTCTCCTATCAGTGTTCCAAGAATAGGTATAGGTATGAATGTTCCGAGTGCACCACCCAATGCAGCACCTGCAGCTTTGAACAGTGCTTGTGCTGCTGGTTCACCAGACATCAAAGAAACGATACCAACTATTACTGGCCCCAATATTGGTATTCGACCAGCAAATCCTTTGACTGCTGGTAGTGCTCCTTTCAACGCAGGGGAAACAAACTTCGCTGCCTTACCAAATATCTTAGAAGCAAACCCGCCAACCTTTCCTGCACCCTTACTTAGTAATCCTTTTCCTTTACTTAGTATTCCTTTTACACCTTTCCTTACACCAGGCCCTACGAGTCTTCCTAAATTTGCTATTGCTCTTCTTGCAAAATTTTTAATAAATCTAAATGTATTTTTTATAACTAGACTAATTTTTTCTGCAAATTTTGTTTTTATGATTTGAAATATTACGAATGAATTTATTAGAGTCTTCAAATTTTCCATGAAAATTCTAAACTTTTCTGCACCCTCTTCACCAAAAATATTGGTGACTATCTTCTCCATACCATCAACAATTTTATATCCAATATCAACAAAACTAATTAAACCTTGCAATAATAATCCAGCACCAGCGAGAGGTGGGCCAAATATAAACTTAAGAACTTTGCCAACCCCTTTTATAGCAGTGATCAATCCTTTTACTATAGGACTATCAGCAAGATCAATCAATTTCATTATGGCTATTCCGAAGAAAAATTTAGTCAAGAATCCAAATATACCTTCAAGAAATCCAATCTTTGGAACTTTAAATCTTTGTTTACTACCATCATCTGGTTTCTTTGATTTAGGTTTTTCTGTTTCAGATTCCTGTACTGCACGTTTATCTCTCTCTGCTGCCTTTCTTGCTTTGCTTTGTGCTTTCTCTTTCAATACAAGATTACCTTTCATACTATCAGCAATCGTTGCTACAACAACACTTATATCTTGAACTTGTTTTACAATTGCTGATCCTCCACCACCAGATCCAACATCACCACCAACAGTCTGTGCAGATACATTGATAGTTTGTTTTGATGCTGGAATCTCTGGCCCTTGCATGGGAGATTTTGATGCCATACTACTAACCATGTTCATGGCAGTATCTTTTTTACTCGCACCTGTTTGACCAGCAGCAGGGAGTGCTTTTGGTTTTCTTCCCATCAACTTATCAGTGGCAATTTTCTTTGCCTGTTTTTTAGCAAGAGATCCTGCTGCTGATTTAACTATCGCTCCTAGTCCTGCCATAGATTATCTCCTTATCCCCAAAGTATGTTCTTTAGCGAGACCACCTGGTGCAAGCACATCGAATGATGGTATCTGTTCTCCAGAATCAAAACCATCATTACCAGGAATTGGTTTTGCAGTGGCATTAGTTTTTCCTAAGTTTTTAAGAGCATTAAGTGCCTTCGCTGCTGGTGGTGGAACTGGTAATTTTTTAACTTGATTTACAGCGAATTTCAAAAGACGAGCTTGTGGTGTTTTTGATAAAATATTTCCTGCTTTTTTAACCATGCCACCTAAGAACATGTGTTGAACATCTCCTCCTTGAACCACTCCTCCACGATTCATGTAAACATTACCAAATGTCTGGTGATAATCATCTATCGCAAAGTTATCAACAAATCCACCCATGTTCATCATAGTTCCTACAGTTGAAGTTTTCATCTTAGGTTTAGATTTTTTCTTCATAGGCTTACCATTTGACCCTCTTGGAACATCATTTGATTTATTAACTCCACCAGCAGCAGCATTCATACCATATAATGTATCAACACCATATTGTTTTACCGCGTCTTTAGTCAACACAAATTCACCAGGTGTTAACATGGCAGGAACAGTATCAGTATCACCTGAGCCTGGAACTGCACCACCTTGATTAAAGTTTGTTGGTGAAGAATTTGGAGTCTCCCCTGCACCAGCTGGTGGTTTGACTGTTGCTGATTGATCGTCTGTAACTTTTTCTTCTCTAAGTTCTGTCGTATCTTTAACCTCTGCATTGTCATCAAGAGTGGTCAAATCTTTCTCTCCTTTCTTAATTTCTTTATCTACCTGTGCACCTAATCCAAATATAGATTTTATGAGGTTGATTAATTTGGGGAGGAAACCAACTGCCAATGCGATTACACCAGCAAGAACAGGGAAACCTGGTACAAATGCCATGAGTGCAGTGATGATTGCAGGCCAATAGTCTTTCAGGAACCTGAAAATTGAATCTAATTTTGATTTATTATCAGGATTACCCATCCAGTCAAGAATTTTCATTAATCCAGAACCAAGCAAGAACAAACTCAAAAATTTAAATATCTGACTGAAGACACCCTCTACTGGTTTTAAAAGTTTTCCAACTGCACCTGTAACTTTTTTAAATCCTTCTTTACCACCCTCTATGAGTTTCTCTCTCATACCTCTTTTCTTTTTCTCTCTTACCTCTTTAGTATCATCTGCTTTATCCTCTTCAATTTTATTTTCTGCAGCAACAATACCTTTGATGATGTTCACATCATTTGATATCTTCATTAGTGCACCAGACATATCACCGCCACCATCATCACCTGCTGGATCTACTGGAGCGAGTGCAGAACCTGGTGATATAAAATTCATCGCATCTTTTTTCTTCTTCTCTTTCGCATCTATCTTTGCCTTTACGTCACTAAAGGATTCACCCTTCCTCCTCTTTGCTGGTCTTGATTTACCACCACTCTTTGCTGCCTCTTTCTTACTCTTTGCTTGTCTAAAACCTTTTACCGCATCTACTAATTCTATTAGTCTAGGATCACTTGGATTTTCTATCTGTAATTTATTGTATGACTCCTTTAACGCACGAATATAATCAGCATCGGATTCGATGTCAACTGGTTCGTATCCGAGACCGTATAATATTTCTAGTGCACTAGATTTAGCCATTACTTAGATTGTTGTCGTTTAAGTTCTTCTTCTTCAAGATGTTGTTTTAATAATCCAACATAGATATCTCTTTCCCAAGGGATCAAGTTTTCAATCTCTGTCAAACTATATTTATGGTATTGCATCAACGAAAAGTTCAACTTATAGTAACTAGCTAGATCCATATGGATCATCGCTACCCGAAAAAAGATGCTAAACCCTCAAGTACAACTTCACTCTCAACCTTTGTATTGGGATTCTTAACCTTAATAGTATGTGATAATTTAGGCATTGTTGTAAAGAACTCCTCAATCTTTTTAAATTGAGATGAGTTCATTGATTCAAGAAACTCTTTTATTTCTTTCTTTGTGCAATCTGCTGCGACCCATACCTCTTCTTCATTGTATATTTTATCAATACATGATGCAATCAAATTAAAAGATTGCTCCATTGCATTTTCATCTTTAAAATCAAAGTTACTTTTAATAAATTCATCAAGCGAAGGATACTTAAGTTCCATCATTAAAGTATTATCCAATTTAACTTTGTTAGAATGACCTTCAGTTTTTTTAACTTGAATATCATCTAAATCTATAGTCACAGGAACATTTGTTTTCTCATCATCTGGGCAAATTATATTTACATCTAATGATTCACCCACAGACTTACCACGAATGTTTAAAAATAAATACTCAATATCAAAAGTAGGTAATGTCTCTACTTTAATACCCTTTGTTTGAATACAGTTTTTAATCACTGCCTTTATAGCAGTAGTTATTTGTTTTGTATCCTCAGTTTCTAGAGCAAGAACTAAAAGTTTTTCCTCTTTCACAAGAAAAGGTCTAAAACTTATCTCCTTTTCTAGAGATGGTAACACCAAACTATAAGTTGGCGTTGCAATTTTTGGTAAAGGCATGATATCCTATTATGCAATTCAGTATATTATATAGCAGGGTTATCTGAGTGCTCTCTGAACAACTCCTCCCACAACATCTCCTAATAAATCTATTCCTGTCAATCTATCTACAGCGATATTAGCAAATTGACCAGCAGCCTGTGCAAATGATGGATCAAAAGCATTAGAGTTTGATTTCTTAGCACTGTATCTTGTGTATGCAAATGTAACAGAGCATTTTAATAAATCAGATGCATCATAAGTAACTGGCATTGAACTAATCGCTTTAGGAAATGCATCGATGAAAGTGTAAGTCAATGGTCTTGTTCTACCCAACACAGGGTCTTTGGAATTTAAATTCTTTTCAAACTTTGTTATTTCTAATCCACCTTTGTATTTCTTAGGGAACTTCATTCTATAGAAAAAATTCTCATTATGATTATCTCTTGTATCATTTGTTGTATATGACATCCATGATTCAAAATATCTGATTGGTAAGTATTCTTTTGCATCACAATAGAATGTTAATGAAATCTCTGGATCGAATATTCTACGATGAGCATATTGCTCTGTTACACCAGGAAAATCATTAGACAACTCAGCAGTTGCTAGTTGAGAGCCTGGCAATGTGGTTTCTGAACAGAACAATTGTAGTTTCTCTCTTCTTGTTGGATCTAAACCTCTGGCATTGAATAAAACATCAAGACCTTGTTGACGAAGATAAGTTGCAAACGTATCCCCCTGTTCATTTAATTGTTTCGGATCAATAATTCCCACCTGATAGAATGAGGTAGTTGCTGGTTCTAGCAGATCCTTTACAATTTTATCTACTGTTAATCTTTGTGGTGCGACGGAAGCCATTTATAAATACATTTGACCTTATATATTATGTATGCAAGATAATGGGAGAAAGTATAAAAAGTAGGTATAAACCGTCTAATCCAGAGAAATATCAGGGCAATCCTAACAATATTATCTGTAGAAGTAGTTGGGAAAGACGCTTTTGTGTGTGGTGTGATAAGAATGAGAACATAATATCATGGGCATCTGAGGAGTTTTCTATACCATATATGTCTCCTGTTGACAAACGTGTGCATCGTTATTTTCCTGATTACATAATCAAAGTGAAAGAAAAAGATAATAAAGTTAAGAGTTATGTGGTAGAAGTTAAACCAAAGAAACAAACTAAACCACCTAAGAAAAGAAAAAGAATGACTAAATCATATATCTATGAGTGTCAAACCTATGCTGTCAATCAGGCAAAGTGGAAGGCAGCAGTAGAGTTTTGTGAGGATCGTAGGATTCAATTTAAGATAATCACAGAAGATGAGTTAGGTATTAAGTAATGGTAAAACTAACTTACGATGAAGTTAAGGCAGAGATTGATGCTAGAAATCCGACCAAACCTGGCCAATATACAGGTCAACCTGTTCCTATTGGTCAGAAAGAAAAAAGACCACCCACTGTAAATGCGAATCGTATTGAAGCAATCAAAGATAAGTTAGTATCAAGTGACCCAGAAGATTTAATGTTACAGATCATGGAGGCATTAAATAATACTGTGACTCCTATTCCTAATGTAGGAAATTATTATACCTTTGTATATAATGCGAAGACTCCTGAGAAACAATATGATCAACACCCATTGATTGCTTGCACAGATTTATTCAGGTGGGGATTCAGGGGAATAAATTTTCATTGGCAATCATCTCGTAATTACACATGGAGTGAACTCACAGGTCAACTCTACATGGTCAAATCAATTGAACTAGATGACCTACTTGCGATACCTTATGCGAAGTTTATCACTAAATAAATAAAAACCATCTAAATGGCAACGACTGCTAACAGTTCTAGTTGGATAAGAACCTATACTAGAGACGACTCAACCAGATATAGAATAGCATACAGATCCAATAATACATGGAAAGAGGATGCTAAAGGTAGGCCTGTGCCTGGTTCTTTTACAACTAATTTACAAGTAGATAGAGTGGCGATAGATGCTGATGTAACTGGTGGTGGTGTAAACGCAACATGGACTACAGCAGCAACCAGAGGGCCTGGTGCTAATGGTGTATGGACTCGACAATACATAGATGATAGTGATACAACTCTAGGATTCGCATTACCAGATGCTAGTTGGTCAGATTTGAATGATAGGAAAAGTAATTTTAATTCACAGATTAATAACTTAAGTGCAAATGCAATTGCAAAATATTTTAGAACATTGGGGTATGGTAGAGGTAGTGGTGTATCTACACAGGCAGGAGCGATAAGGGAAATCAGTAGAAGTCAGGGATCAAATAATCAAGGTAATCCATCTGAAGAAGCAACAGGTTCTAACTTATTAAACATCTCTGCGTTAGCGGAAGAGGATACAGGTAAACCAAGAGAGAAGTATCAATCACGTTTTACATATTATTATCCAATAGCAATCAAAGCAAATCGTGATCAAGATAAAATGAAGATAGATGTTCTTGAATATAAACCGAAAAAAATAAAAGGATTTAAAGTAGCAACAAAACGTGATGATGGAGGAAGGGAAGGATATACAAAAAGAGTAAAAGGTAGTGTTTTATTACCAGTGCCTGGTGACGTAAGGGATAGTAACACAGTAGATTGGGGGCCTGATGAAATGAATCCAGCACAACTAGCTGCTGGTTTGGCATTCTTTGAAAATGTTCTAAAAGAAAAAGGTCAAGTTGAAGGATTAATAGGTTCCGTTCAACAAATTGCCAAAGATATTGGTCAAAATAAAGGTGATGTTAAAACAGGAGTTGCAGCAGCACTAACTAAAAGTGCCACTGGTGCAAACATATTGACAAGAACAACTGGATCAATCATAAATCCTAACATGGAATTGCTTTTTAATAAACCTCAGTTAAGACCCTTTACTTTTAGTTGGAGAATGAGTCCTAGAGATTTTGAAGAAGCAGAGATGATAAAGAAAATAATTAGAATGTTTAAACAATCACAGGCAGTGAAGAGAACAAAAAGTCAATTGTTTTTAAAATCACCAAATACATACGCACTTAGATTCTTAACAGCAAAAGGTAGAGAGCATGGTTATCTACCAAGAATAAAAGAATGTGCATTAACAAATTTCTCCATGAGTTACACACCAGATGGTAACTATCAAACATATGAGAACTCCTCTATGGTTGCATATGAAATGTCAATGAGTTTCACTGAACTAGAACCAATCTTTCATGATGAATATACAGATCTTGATAATAACACCGATGAATCAATAGGTTTCTAATATGGCTAAAAATTACTTCCGCAACATACCAGACTTTGAATATGTAAACCGCACTAAAGATGGTCAATTCATTTCAAACTATACGCAAGTCAAAAACTTTTTTAAGAAGGGAAAGTTAAGAGAAGATTTATTTCAAGATCTAACTGTCTTTGAAAAGTATAGTATCAAGGGTGATGATAGACCAGATAATGTTGCCTTTGAAATATATGATGATCCTACATTAGATTGGGTTGTCTTAATGTCAAATAATATAATCAATATTCAAAATGAATGGCCTTTAAATCAACAAGCATTTGAGAATTATGTCTTAGATAAGTATGGAACCATAGAAAAATTAAATGAAATTCATCACTATGAATCTAATGAAGTCAAAGATACTAACGGTGTTATTATATTTCCTAAAGGTGTAAGAGTCAGTGCTGCACAGAGTGTAAGTTATTTTGAACCGTTAAGTGAAGAATTAGTAACAGTAAATCCTGTAGCAAAAGCAGTCACTAACTATCAACATGAGGAAAAAATAAATGATGATAAGAGAAGAATATTTTTAATTAAACCAATATATCTAAATGTTGTGTTCGATGATTTAGAAGAAATGATGATATACAAAGAAGGATCCACTCAGTTCGTGAGTGAATCCTTGAAACGTGCTGATAATATCAGACTATTTGAGTAAGTTAATATACGCTGCTATAACCAAGAGGGTTAAACAGATCTGATTATATCTCACTTAACTCTCTGCTAGTTTCTGGAAGTATGAAAGAGCATCATCCTCATCCTTATCTACAGTTGTAGATGGAGTTGGTGTGGAGACTGCCTTAGTAACAACCTCTTCAGCAACAGAACGTGCATTATCCTCAACATCAATCTCCTCATCAGGAGTGTATCGTTGAGCAGGCTTCTTACCAAGAACATACTTTAATCTTCTTTCAAGATCTTCGTAACTCTTAAACTGATCTGTAGCAGTAACAGCAGCAAGAGAATACTCTTTCTTCCATATCGCTTCTAATGCGTCATCATCATCGAGAAGTGGTGCGACTGAATCGAACTCTGACTTATCGTAGTTCCAAAAACCATCCTTTTTAACAATCTTCAACTTGAAGTTTGCACCTTGCCAGAAATCAAAAGGATTGATTGGACTCTCATCTTCAAACTCTGGTTGCATTGCTTCCATAATCTTATCAAATATTTTTTTACCATACTTAAATAAGAATACTTTACCCTCGTTCTGAGGATTTGTAGGATCTTTAACAACATAGATGTTACTGTAATAAGATAACTTACGTTTCTGTTTACGAACTACATCTTTGTCGGATTCATTTCCACTGTTCCATAACTCTCTGTTATAATCAGAGACTGGATCTTTACCACCTACTGTGGTTAAAGAATTTTCTATATACCAACCACCTGGCCCTTGAAAGGCATGGGTGTATAACTTTGCCCATGGAATTTCTTCCTTATCTGGTGCTGGTAAGAATCTGATAACGGCAAAACCATTACCTGATTTATCTAGTTCTGGTTTCCAGAGACGTTCATCTCCTCCACCACTAGCATTGTTTACTTTCTCGACTTCTTTGACTAATTTTGCAGTCAATGAACCTAAGTTAGACTGCTTCTTTAGACTTGCGAAAGACATTCGGATTACCTCGGATTTAATTAGATTTGGCTTGTTTGTATTCTGTTATATTAGTATCAATAATATAGAGTGTCAAGTGTTGTGCTCTTTCATGTGACCAATTATGTCGGACATCTGATCAAACAACTTACTAATATCAACATTAGCAGGAAGACCCATTGACTTAGCAGATGCTAAGAGATCTTCTTTCATCCTTTTTGCATCAGGATCATCTGATAAACTTAATCGTGCATAAACAATCTTTTGTTTCTCGATTAGTTTGGATAACTCCTCAATGTGATGAGCACGATCAGCAGCATTCATATATGGAAACTTCATAAAGTTTGAATAAACAGACTCTTGAAGTTCATGAATTGCTGCCATCTCTGCTCTGACTATTTCTGAATCGAAAAAACTCATAGAACGATTTCTTTAAGGATCTTTTTGTAACGGAATACATCAATATTTAGGAAAGGAGTGTACTTCCTAACCCGCCTACTGACGGTTTCCCACACTGGGTCTTTTAACTTTTTATCAAAGTTATTACCGTACCCTAGTATTCTATCATAGATTACTAAAGTTTCAAGGCTTATGTTACCACCTAGAAACTTTTTAAGAACAATCGGATGACCTTTACTACAATCAAAGATCTCATCTACATTATTATCTTGAAACAATTCTTCCGACTCTTCTTTAAAAACATATGATAATGATTCTACCTTCTTCTTCCAATCAATATATCTACCTTCTCCATCTCTAATCATCTCTCCAATCCACATGCTCTCAGGATCGGAACAAGATACAAAATTAGATACAAAAAAATCTTCTACTTCTTTATTACTTTTCTGTCTTGCAAATTTTTCAAACCAAAATCTATCCTTTCTTTTATAGAAGGCTTCTTTGGTTGCCCTTGTCTTACCACCATACTTGTGATAATCATAATGTTCTTTTGTGAAGTGATTTTTTAATGACAAATAGCAACGGTATGCATCAAAGGGCATCATTTTATATGGGTAGTTTTGCTCTAGTAGTTCTCTTTAAAAAGTTAAGTTCTTGTGCTTCGTATTTAATCTTTTCTTTAAGAGGTTTTGATATCAGTTTAGGAACTGATTGAACATCTATTGAATTGATTTCACAGAAAGAAACAATCGCATCAATATAATTCATATCTTCGTGCGTTTGCACCATGTGTTCTATTTCTTGTGCAAACTTTGCGGGGCAATAGAACTTGTCCTCGAAAGCCTTTTCTAGTTCATTCTTCATTTTTTGACCCAGTATTGTGAGTGACAAATTCTTTTATGTATCGTACTAATAGTTTAATATAATCCCCTTTGTTCCTTTTGTCAAATACTTTTACTTCACCGTCAGGTGTAACCATCAAAGTAATTAACTTTGTGACAGGGATACCAGTTAATTCATAGTAAGCACTGGCATAAAACATTTCTTGAACAAAATAATTTTCCAACCATGCTTCTGGTTTAATTTTATTTGAAGTTTTGAAGTCTATGACTGCCAACTCTCCCTCATACTCCGCTATACAATCAACTCTACCTGCAAGACCAAGGTATTCAGAGTAAAGGGTTCTTTCTATAGCGTGTATATTATTTATCTTATCTAGATATGGTGTTGCATGATGAAACATATACTTAGTAGCAGGCTGATAGTCATCCCATTTAAGTTCAAGATTTAACAAATAATTTTGTGCTGCTTCATGAAAGTCAGTTCCACGAGCAGTTGCTTTCTTTGTGATTCTATTTGCTTCTTCTACACCAACTCTCTTTCTCCAGTCAGCAAAGATCTGACGATTATAAAAAGATGTCACAGATGTAATAGAAGGAACCCATTCACCATTAGGAAGATTATATAATCTTATTCCTTTAGTTTCTTTCTTTTTTAATTCAAGATCACCTAGATGATTACAATGTTCAAATTTCATATAAAAATTAGATACCCATTTCTAATTTGGCAAGTAGGTATTCTTTAACTAGACCAGAACGAACAATATCATCGATTCCAAATTCAACAACGTCAACTGATGACATAATACGAAGAATTTGCATGAAGTCTGCGATACCATTTCTCTCTTTGTCTTTGATGAGATCAGATTGAGTGGCATCACCACAGAACATGATCTTTGAGTTCTCTCCTACCCTTGTCATTATACTATCTAATTCATGAAAATTCAAGTTCTGGAATTCATCAACTATAACAATTGCTTTATCAAGAGTTGTTCCACGAATGAATGATGTAGACCAGAATGATATCGTTTCCTGTGCCTTTAAATTACCATACAACATTTCAAAGTCTGCCTCAGTGGCCATCTCAAACATATACTTCACCATATTCTTATATGGTATCTGATATAAGAATGCTTTGTCCTCATGATCACCTGGCAGGAAACCTATCTCTCTGGTTGCTACAAGAGATCTGACAATGTATATCTTATCAAAGGGTGTGGTTGGATCTAATACCTCACACAACGCATTGTAGAGTGTTATAAATGTCTTTCCTGTTCCTGCAACACCATAAGCAATTAAGTTCTTACCCTCTGCATAAGATGCAAATAATTTTTTTTGATTTTCTGTGAGAGGTTCTATATCTCTCAACATCTCAGCATTTATTGGTTTTCTTCTCTTCATCTGCTTTGCTGTTAGACCAACTCCGATTGGTTGGTTTCCGTTTTTGCTTTTTCTTGGCATACTTAGATAGGGCGAACAGTAGATTTTGGTGCTTTAGATACCTTGTGGAGAACATCATTCCAGCCTGGATGAGTCTTCTTCAATTTATCATATACTTCTCCAACATCTCCAACGTTTGCGACTCCAGCATTCCAGTCTTTATCCCAATCAGGATTATCATCTCTCCATGTTGAATACTCAGTCATGGTCATCGATAATTCTTTTTTCTCACCAGTTTTCTGATTAATTACAGGGTATGTAGGCATATTGTTAAGTTAGGTAAAGTTATTTAGACCCACTCAAGGGCTTCAGATACAGCAGGGAACTGTTCGGTAAACACCTTGCGACATGCTTCTGCTATATCCATATGTTCTTTCTGTGTTCCGTGTGCAGATCGTAGATTTATATAGTGTATCCATGAACGACATGAACCTGTCATGTATATTCTTGTTGGTGTGCACAGTGGCAATACCATTCTAGCACATTCTTTTGCAACTCCTTCATCAATCATTTGATTATACAATGACTGAGCAGAACTAAACAGAGTTATCATCTGTGCCTCTAACTTCTGCTTTACAAATGGATCAAGATCATCAATACTATTCTGACGATTCTTAGCATCCTGTCTGCGTAGATCTGGTAACTGTATCTTTCCTAGTTCATTACTCTTTGCATATCTTTGAGAGAACTCTTGGAAAGTAAATGATCTATGTCTTAATATCTGTGCTGCTATGGCACGAGTAGTTTCTATCTCCAGTGTCATTGTTGACTGTTCAAAGACAGACCAATGATTATGTTTAATACAATATTTTAACAACCCAGAATAATTATCATTCTCTTGGTTTGATGGGTTTGATACTCTGGCAATATATGCCATAGTTTTTTCTGCATCAGGTGTGATGCTAACGAGTGATACTTCCATTAGTCGCAACCGTCGTCGTACATTTCATCGTAATCGCGTGGTGATGCTGAGAATGCTTCTTGCTTATAAGCATCAACATCAGAGTAAACCTCAGATTCTAGTTCCTCTACAATCTCTTTAAGAGCCCTAACCAAAACTTTTAGTTTTGCTTTATTCATGATGATAACTTTTCACTTAATTATAATACAAAAAAAGAGGGGTGTAAACCCCCTCTCCTTCATTCTTTAGATTAACTGCAAGGTAATGCCTTACTGTTAACTTTCAGACCACGATACATTAGATCGTGTCTTTCACGCTTTGCTGCTTCTTCAAGCACCTTTGCGTTGTACTCTTCGGTGTCATACTCGACACCACGGTAAGTGACTTGTGCCATTTGGTTTCTCCTGTAAGTAGTAGGGGTTTTTACTCCCGTTCCTTCAGTCGGCTTTTGCGTCTCCCGTAGGAGATGAACGAACCCGTTCCGAGTCGGCTTACTTGCGTCTCACGAATGAGATGAACGTAAAGGTATGTTAGCATACCCACACTATATATGCAAGTAAATGTAGCAAACACTACATTTTTTAAGGGTTTCTTTATATTTCCTTAAATTAAGTTAATGGATTACCATTTTTGTCAAGTAAACCCAATTTTTTTACTTGCCCCAAGTTTGATTTCTGTCTCTTCTTGATTTTTTTGTATTGTTTTATTAACTTATCGACCTCTGCATTAGGTATATTCACCTTCAATTGTTCGTCTTGATTTTGAACAAATCCTAAACCAGTTTTCTCTGTCCCCTTTTGATTATCTATATAATCATTTATCCCTTCTTGTATCTCATCTTGAATAAGTGCATTGATCTGTGCACGAAGTTCCTCATCCTTCATGATCTTCTTTTCTTTTTCTTTTCTGGTGCTTTATATCCCCACATGGATGGATTAATATTTCCACGACCAAAATCTATGCCTTGAATAGATCCCTTTCCAAACTTATCAAAATACAAATCAAAGATGTTTACCTTTGATCCTCTACACAAATCAAAATGAACTTTATCCTTTAACTTATAAGTTACTATCATCGCATCACTAGGGTAATTTGTTTTTCCTAGTTGCTCTTGATTAGCATTTTCTATAAGTAATTCACATCCATACTCAGCAATGGCCTCTTTTTCTTTTTTATCCCATGTTGGTGGGTTTGGTGGGGTTGCTGTTTTCTTAGTTTCAGTTGCCATAAGATCTATCACTCCATTTAATATCAGGAAATGCCTCCGCAACAATTGGTTGCGAAAGTTTATATTTTTCAGTAAGGTTCTTATCTTTTACAAGACATATTATTTTTGCCTCTTCTGGATGAAGACCTTCGAGCATTTGGATAAACATACTCTCTCTACGAAGAGCAGATAATTTATCATTACCACCTTTGATAAAATGATATAGGTTTTTCCATTCTCTACGAAGAGATGTATGATCTGTTCCTATGGGAACCTCATTCTCTTGATAAGGAACTTGACCATCGGGAACTGCAGACTTAACACTAGAATCAAAATTCCATATTAAGATGGCAGTCAGAGCATCATTTCTATATTCTTTTAAGATGCTAATCTTTTTTGCCTTTGTCTTTTGTTCTTCAACGAGATCAAGAATCTCATGAACAAAAGGATTAGGAGGAAGTTTTACTTTTGCCTTTGGAGTCACTTTTGTAACTGCAGCATTTCCAGCTGGAGTTCTAGTCGTTTTCCTCGTCGTCTTCTGTGTTGTCATGTTGTTCAAATCGTACTGCTAAAATTTCATCGGGTGATAGGTTTCCATTTTCATCAAACATCTCTGGATGTGCATACACTGTTTGGGGTGTAGTATCATATGAGTGTTGTCTCGCCACCCATCCTATCACAAAACCCAGTATTAATGCAAGAAATGTTACTACTGATGAAATAGTAAGTGTTACTATTAAAGTTTCCATGATGGATCTCCAGAGGTTATTTTTTTGTTATGTTTAAAGTAAAAGTTATCTCTCTACCAAAGAGACTTAACTTAAACTGAAGGGTTGGTTTTGGTTTTGGTTTTCTTCTCCTATTTCTAAGTAACAGTTCAACACCTTTATTCATTTCGGTGTTTGAGTTATTTAGAGGACTTTCTACCTCTTTTTCTGTCATTGCTATACTGGTATGCATGGTGAAGTATGGATTCAAGATAAGTTTTTATCTTTCTTGCTTGAGGTTTTGGTATGTGACCATAGGCCTCTCGCAATGTTTTGTGCTCGCTGTCGTTACCTCCTCTAATATATTCTTGGAGTTCATCTATAGTTGAAACAATTTCTTTAGTGGTTGAACTATTTAAAAATTGATCTACTTCGACTTTCTTTACTCCTTTCACTTTGAGATACTCATAGAAGTTTAGCACAAATCTGTTTTCAAAGGCAAGTTCTATTGCCTTTTCAACATCGAAGTAAACTTCGTCGAAGTATTTTGTCATCAGACTATGTTTTTTTCTTGCAGATATTTTACAGTGTCACTACAACCTCCTAGTTTTTTTCCATCTACCGTTACTTGAGGAAAAGTAGATCCCTCACCAAACTCTTCGTAAAAACTTTTTCGGTCAAAGTGCTTATCTAATTTATAAGTGACAAAATTTAGACCACTTATTTCTAATACTCTTTCTACCTTCTCACAGTATGGGCATCCATCTTTTGAATAGACTGAAAAGTTGCGACCTAATACTCTTTCCTCTGGATCTAATTTTCCGTTCATTTAGATTCTCCGAATAGTGATAGTGTTTTTTTATAATCAATATCAAA